GTTGGGACACGCGAGGACCTCGCAAATACGATCTATAACATTTCTCCTTCTGACGTGCCATTTATGAGCATGATTGGGAGAAGTAAAGCAAAGAACACTCTCGTAGAATGGCAGAGCGATTCGCTTAGCGCAAGTTCGAGTACGAATGCACAAATCGAGGGCGATGACTATGCCTACACGGCAGTGACACCGACCGTACGTCTTGGGAACTATACCCAGATTCTACGGAAGACTGTCGTTGTCTCTGGTTCCCATCAAGCTGGTAATCATGCGGGAAGGGATTCAGAACAGGCATACCAATTTGCAAAGATGAGCAAGGAAATTAAGCGCGATCTAGAAACTTCCCTGACAGGCAAAAAGGAGCGGACAGTTGGTTCAGCTTCTGCGGCCCGTTACTTGGGTGGTCTCGAGTCATGGATTGTGACTAACAAGTCTCACAACGGTTCTGGTGCTACCGCCACTTATGCGGCTGGTTCAGCCGTTACAGACGGTACGCAACGCGCGTTTACAGAAACTTTACTGAAGGCGCAAATTCAAGCGGCTTTCACCGCTGGTTCTGACCCGAGTGTAATCATGTTGGGTCCAAGCAATAAGCAAACTTTTTCCGGGTTTGCCGGACGCTCGACCGCTAGACAGAACATCTCTGCGGAAAGCATCCAAGCTGGGGCATCACTTTACGCATCGGATTTTGGAGATTTTAAAGTTACCGTCAATAGGTTCTCCAGAGACCGCACCGCGTTCATTCTTGACCCACAGTATTGGTCAGTTGCGTACTTCAGAGATTTCAAGGCTGAAGACGTAGCCAAGACAGGTGACGCTATTAAGAAAGTTTTACTTTGCGAGGCCACTTTGGTCGCCAAAGCGGAAAATTCAGCGGCAAAGGTTGCTGATTTAACTGTATAATCTTAGTAAGTTAATCATGTTATCACCCTCTAGAAAGAGGCTACTTGACTGGTCGCAGGGGAAGGCGGAAGTTTTTCACTACGACCAGCATGAAGACACTTTTACTATAGAAAAAAAGGAAGATGTTGAGCCGCTGATTAAACTCGCGAAGGATATGTCTGAGTTACAGCCATCGAAAGAGTTTAGACACGCGGCCATCGTTCCTACATTTATATACGACCAATCACTGAGAGAAAATTGGGACAGAAAGCGCTGGAAGAAGTGGGCGAACGATCCGGCGAACAAGCCGTTTCGGACATGGCCGGGAAGGCTCTAAGAGTCGCAGTAGTAGTACCCAGCCTGAGCGGATTTTGGCCCGCTAAGTTTTGCGGATCATTATCAAACATGGTCATCCATTTTCAGAGGTCCGAATACAAGGATGGCAATCACGATATCACAGTGATCTCAAAGAGTGGTTCTGTAATGCCGGAAGTACGTCACAGGTTAATTGGGGACGCTATGGCATGGGAGGCCACACACATTCTGATGATCAGCCCGGAACTGACGTTCCCTGCGGATTCGATCCACAGGCTACTGTCACGGGGTAGGGGGATTGTCGGAGTAAATTACTTGCGGAACTTTATATCCGAAGAATTTTCTGCATACAGGGGCGAGGGAACAGTTAAGCCGGACCCTAAATCTCCAGAGACAGAGGAGGTGGATGGGTGTGCGATTGGGATGGCCCTCTTTTGTATGCCAGTATTTGAAATTCTTGAACTGCCATACTTTAGGCACGACCAAGTGGGAGACACTCCAGCTTTTACAGAAGATCATGTTTACTTCTGGAACAAATGCAAAGAAAAAGAGATACCGTGCGTAATTGATCACGAGCTATCTCAGGAAATTAAGTCACTACATCACGGGGAACTTTGGCACTAAGCACATACGATGAGTTACAGGCAATTGTGGCGGAGTATTTAAACCGCTCAGATTTGACCGATATTATAAAGGACTGGATAGTGATGGCAGAGGCGGAGTTTAACAGGACTCTCAGGGTCAGGGAAATGACAGTCAGGACCCGAGCGCCGCTGGACTCTCAATATGTGAAGTTGCCCGCAGACTTTCTCGGGATGAGGAACATTGAACTGGTTACTTCTCCGACAACATCCTTGGAGTACCGTAACCCCCAGAATATAGATGCCCACAGGAGGGGGGACGCGACTGGCAAACCTATATATTATACAGTCATCCAGAATGTAATTGAGGTCGCCCCAGTCCCAGACTCAGAATACACTTTAGAAATTTTATATTATCAGGCGTTGCCACCTTTGGCGGCTAGTCATAATACAACTAACTGGTTGCTAGATTCCTCGCCCGATGCGTACATTTTTGGAGTTTTGATGCAAAGCCCTGTTTTTTTAGGACACGATGAGCGGGTAGCCGTCTGGGCTGGAAGATACCAACAAATTATAGAGCAGATGATTTCATCAGATGAGAAAGCGTCTTTCAGCGGATCGACACCTTCTCTAACATTTACACCATACGGATAAAGGAACAACGTGGCTGGATTTACAAATTATTTAGAAGATAAAATTATCAATCACCTATTTGGTGACGATACAGGAGCATCGGGAGCAGACCACTACACTGCACCTACAACATGGTATGTCGGATTACAGACTGCGGCTCCCTCCGATGCTACTGCCGGCACTGAGGTGTCAGGAGGAGCGTATGCAAGACAATCTGTTGCATGGACTCTTGCTTCAGGAGGCACTGCTCAAGCCTCAAATACTGCGGCTGTTACTTTTCCTGCGGCAACTACTGATTGGGGAACAGTTACTCACGCCGGAATTTATGATGCAGTAGGAGGAGGAGCCAACTTAGTCGCATTTGAGGTCTTGACAAAAACAGATTTTACCACAGCGAATGCCAAGACGGTGAACACGGGTGACATTTTTAAAATAGATGCTGGCAATCTTAAAATTCAACTTGACTGATAATGCTTTATTTCGGGTCCCGTAATTTTGGTCAGGCTAACTTTGGTAAGGGGTTAATAACAACTGCGGTTGATGAGACTCTGACTACATCAACCATGCAAGTTGCTGGTTATCGGCTGATTGAAGATTGTGCAATTGATCCGAGTGCAGTAGTCAATGTAGATATTGCCGCTGGTATACAAAGAATGGCTTTTGTCCATGTTCAGCCAAAGTCAACTATAATTGCGTCTGGGATCAAAATGGAATGGATGGCATGGGCTAATCTGGGACAGGGAACAGTCAACATGGATGCATCAGGATACATAGCATGGGATTCACAATTTGTTGACACTACAACTTGGACAACACAAACCGTAGATTGATTTATGAGTAATACAACTAATTTTGCAATAGAAAAGCCAGTCGTAGGTGGGTACAGAAATAGCTGGGGCGGGACTGTAAATACAGCCTTGGACAAATTGAGTGAATTATTAGCAATGGCTTTACCGATAGGATCGATTCAGATGTACACGCTTGCCACGGCTCCGAGTGTCACCTCTGGGAGTTCAAGTGCAGGAGGGGTATGGCTGGCTTGCGACGGGTCTCTAGTTTCGAGATCGACATACGCCGCGCTACTTGGTGTTATAGGTACAACATACGGGGCTGGGGACGGATCATCGACATTCGCATTACCAGATATGCGTTCGAGGGTCCCCATTGGTCATTCTGTGTCAACTGTTGGCTCTGGCCCAAGCCAAAGGACGCCGAAAGCTATTGCCGCAGTTGCTGGGGAAGAAAGCCATGCACTGATACCAGCAGAATTAGCCGCACATTCTCACGCAATTCCTGCAACGACTCACGACCACGACATCGATCCTGTTACTCACGCTCACGTCGGACTCAGAACTGATAGTGCCGCTGGCACTGAGGACGCCGAATTAGCAATAACCGATCCGGGTCATACTCACACGTTTCAAATAGTGAATGGCTGGGGTTCCGGCGCACCTTATTCTGTTCAAAGTGGCCCCGGACATGATGACCGAGACAAAACTAATAACTCATCCACAACAGACATTTCAATAGCGCCTCACAATCACTCTTTTGCTACAGATTCCGTCAATCATGGAATAACTACAACCAAGCCTGAAGTGATCGGAATAACGTCAACCCATCCAGATACAGGTTCAAATACCCCCCATAATAATTTGCCACCGTATTTAACAGTTTCTTTTATAATTTTAGCAAAACACCCAACTTTCTGAGCCTATGAGTACGATAACCTATGCAGTAACAGTAGTATCAGCAAAGTTTCTAATTGATGCTTCCGGCCCCACAACAAAGCTAACATTCAGAGATGGTGATACTTATATTTTTGACCAGAGTCACTCGAGTAATTCAGGACACATTCT